GCTTTTTTTACCCGTGCGTACAATCTCATTTGGAATGAATGGTTTAGAGATGAGAATTTACAAAATTCTGCTGTTGTTAACCTTGGTGATGGTCCTGATGCGACTCCTTCAACTCACTATACTTTGTTGAGACGCGGCAAGCGTCATGATTATTTTACAAGTGCTTTGCCTTGGCCTCAGAAGGGTACTCCTGTTTCATTGCCATTAGGTACTACTGCGCCTATTAAAGGTCAATTTACTACTATGAAGTCTGATGGTACTCAAGTGAGTGTTATGGCTTCTGTTGGTGGTAGTGCAAATGTGACTATGTCTTCAGTTAATACTGATTCACATTACTTTTTTGCTCGTGGTCAGTCAGGTGATTTGTATGCTGATCTTTCAGCAGCGACAGCCGCTACTATTAATCAATTAAGACAGTCTTTTCAGATTCAAAAGCTGTTAGAAAGGGATGCTCGCGGTGGTACTAGATATACTGAAATTATTCGTTCTCACTTTGGTGTTATCTCTCCAGATGCTCGTTTGCAGCGTCCTGAGTATCTTGGTGGCGGTTCTTCTCCCGTTAGCGTCAATCCGATTGCTCAGACGTCCGGTACTGGTGCTAGTGGAACAACTGCTCCACTGGGTAACCTCGCTGCAATGGGTACTGCATTGGCACATGGACATGGATTCACCCAGTCCTTTACGGAACACGGCGTCATTATCGGATTAGTTTCTGTCCGTGCTGATTTAACTTATCAGCAAGGTCTTCGTAAGATGTGGAGTCGTTCAACTCGATACGATTTTTATTTTCCGGCGTTCGCAATGCTTGGCGAACAGGCGGTACTTAATCGTGAAATTTATTGCGATGGTTCTTCTAATGACTCTAATGTCTTCGGTTATCAAGAGCGTTGGGCAGAGTATAGATATAATCCAAGTCAGATTTCTGGTTTATTTAAGTCTACTTCTGCTGGTACTATCGATCCTTGGCATCTTGCTCAGAAGTTTACTACTTTGCCTACTCTTAATAATACTTTTATACAAGATACTCCCCCAGTATCTCGTATTGTTGCAGTAGGTGCTGGTGCTAATGGTCAGCAGTTTTTATTGGATACGTTTTTTGATATTAAAGCAGCGCGTCCTTTACCTATGTATTCTGTACCCGGTTTGATCGACCATTTCTAAGGAGATATTATGTTTCCTGCGATACTTGCTGCAGGTGCTACTTTACTTGGCCAACATATGGCTAATGAGGCCAATCGAGATATCGCTACTGAGGCTAATCAGTTTTCAGCTCAGCAGTATGCTTCTCGGTATCAGACAACTGTTAAGGATATGCAAGCTGCGGGTTTAAGCCCCATGCTTGCCTATTCACAGGGTGCTAGTGGTTCTCCTACAGGTCAAGTTGGTGCTCCTCAACAGAATGTTGTTGCTTCAGCTGGTGAGGCTTATCATAAAGCTAGTGAACGTGAGCTTATGAAAGCTGAAATTGATTTAAAGAATGAATCTGCTAAGAATCAGATGGCTCAAGCTAATGAATCTAAGTCTAGAACTTGGAACAATCAAATGGATTATGCTATTAAGGAGTTAGAAGTTAAGAAAGCTACTGCTGCTGCTCCTTATTTTGGTTCGAATGCAGATATTGGTAATCTTAAGCTTAAGCGTGAAACTGAGTTGATTACTGAACAGATTGATCAGGTTACTCAAGCTATTCTTACTGGTAAGTCTAGTGCTGCTCAATTAAATGCTATGGCTGAGCAGCTTAAAGCATCTACTGCAAATTTGAAGCTAGATGCTGAAGAGAAAAAAGCTATGGCTGCTTTATGGCAGCATTTAGGTGAAGGTGGTGCAGCTGCTCGAGAGTCGCTGCCTTTTTTACGTTTGTTAAAGTCTATTTTAGGAAAGTGATATGAAAATACCTTTTTTTCGTACTCCGTACAATTATGATAGAGATTCCGCTAGTAATGATAGCGGTTTAGAGTGCCTCGATCCATCGATGGCACAACAGCAATTCCGTGAGGAATGCGATATTAATACTATTATGGAAAGATTTGGACGTACTGGTGAGCTTATAGCTCCAGTCCGAATGCCCCAATATGGGGATTTTGACGGGGTTAACGATTACCATTCTGCTATGAATGCAATCGTAGAAGCGCAAAGCGCGTTTGACCAATTACCGGCTAAGTTAAGGGCTCGTTTTAGTAACGATCCTGCCGAGTTTGTAGAGTTCTGTATGAACGAAGAGAATCGCGATGAAGCGATTCGTATGGGCTTGGTACAAGCCCCTTTACAGGCGTCTGCGCCTGTTTCCGAGCCATCGGTAGATGGCTCAGCACAGTGATTTACTTGATGTAACTGTGCTAGGTGACACCATGTAGTATATACTGCAATTTTTAGGAGAATTATATGTATAGTCCTTTACGTCGTAAGCCTGTAAATAAACGTAGTTCAGCGAAGCGTTTTAAGAAACATGTAGGACACACTAAAGCAGCGAATATGAAGTTGAATCCGATGCGTGGTGGTTGGCGTTTGTGATATGGCTTGTTTTAAGCCTCTAAAGGCTTATCAGTGTTTTGATAAATCTATCGTTTTTACGGAAGCGCGGAAGCATGACATTGTTAGGTCTTTAGAATTACCTTGTGGGCAGTGTGTTGGGTGTCGCCTTGAGAGATCACGTCAGTGGGCTATTAGATGTATGCATGAAGCTAGTCTTTATAAGGATAATTGTTTTATTACATTAACTTATGACGATGAGCATTTACCTGAAGATTATTCGTTACATTACGATGATTTTCAAAGATTCATGAAGCGTTTAAGGAAGCGTTATCAGGGTAAGACAATTCGTTTTTATATGGCCGGTGAATACGGCGAAAATTTTGGAAGGCCTCATTTTCATGCATGCATATTTAATTTGGATTTTGAAGATAAGTATCTTTGGCAAAAGACTGACTCCGGTTCAAAAATATATCGTAGTAAGATTCTTGAAGAACTCTGGCCTTTTGGGTACTCCAGTATCGGTGAAGTAAATTTTCAATCTGCTGCATATGTTGCACGTTATATTATGAAGAAAGTAACTGGTGATATGGCAGTACAGCATTACGAAGAAGTAAATTTTACAACTGGAGAGATCATTCAGCGTAAGCCTGAATTTAATAAGATGTCTTTGAAGCCGGGTATAGGTTATAAGTGGTATGAGAAGTATAAGGATGATGTTTATCCTCATGATTATGTCATTGTGAACGGTAAGAAGTGTAAACCTCCTAAGTTCTATGACAAGAAGTATGCTGATGACTATCCGTATGAATTTGATCAATTACAGTGGGATCGGGAAAAGTCTGCTAAAGCCCAAGTATTTGATAATACGCCGGAGCGGTTATTAGTTAAGGAAGAGGTACTTAAAGCTAAGTTATCTCGTTTAAAACGTAAGTTAGTATAATTATAAGGAGTATTTTATGGTATTAGTTATTGTGGCAGTTAAAGATCGTGCAGCTGATGCTTTTATGCGTCCGTTTTTTGTACCTACAACAGCTATGGCTGTTAGGTCGTTTATGGATGAAGTTCAGCGTGATACACCAGATAATCAATTATTTCATCATTCTGATGATTTTGATCTTTACGAAATTGGTATTTTCGATGATAGTACTGGTCGTATAACATCTCATGATGATATGAAGGTTCTTATGTTAGGCAAACAAGCTAAAGCATAAGGTTTTTAACAGGCCTACCCGATTTTGTTTTATAAATCGGGTAGGAGAATAGGAGCTAAAATGCACCGTAATCAGTCAGTTAATTTGCATCAATTTGCAATGATTCCTAAGGCCGATATTCCTCGGTCGTCTTTCAAGATTCAGAAAACCCACAAAACTACGTTTGATGCAGGTTATTTAGTGCCTGTCTATGTGGATGAAGTACTTCCAGGTGATACGTTCAATTTGAAGATGACAGCGTTTGCTCGTTTGGCTACGCCTTTGTTTCCAATTATGGACAATATGCATATTGACTCATTTTTCTTTTTTGTTCCCAATAGATTAATTTGGAATAACTGGCAGAAATTTATGGGTGAGCAAGATAATCCTACAGATTCTATTAGTTATGTCGTTCCTCAGCAGGTTTCCCCCGCAGGTGGCTATGCAGTAGGTTCTTTACAGGATTACATGGGACTCCCTACCGTTGGTCAAGTTGGAGCTGGCAATACTGTTAGTCACTGCGCTTTTTTTACCCGTGCGTACAATCTCATTTGGAATGAATGGTTTAGAGATGAGAATTTACAAAATTCTGCTGTTGTTAACCTTGGTGATGGTCCTGAT